CTTTATTTATAAATCGTTTACGACTAGCGAGTCCTGCCTCTGTATTGCCGCCAACTATCTGACCAAGTTTTGCATCGCCAGCTCCATAAATAAATGCATACACCCAAGTCTTTGCCGTTGGTCTATCTTTTAATCCTATAATGTTTTGGTTGTAGGTATGTATGTCTCCGTCTACAACTTGCTCTGTAAACTTAGGATTCTGTAGGTAGTGCGCAAAGCAGCGTAACTCTAGGCCACTCGCATCAGAGCCTACCAAACAATACTTATCTGGGTTTTCTATAGTCCACAGTGAGCGACACTCTTTACCAAAAGGTGAATAACTTGCCGGTACTTGTGCCATGTTGGGGCCATAATGACTCATACGAGATGTCACACAACCAAGTGTTATAACTCTGCCGTGTACTCGACTATCATCTTTCACATTTTTCAACCAAGATTTAATTTGTGATACACGTTTCTCATACAATAAATATTCTGCAATCATCTTGGCCTCTGGGTATTGTAGC